GTTATCAACAACATCCCCACAATCTCTATCAACACCTACACTATTGGTCAGAACTTGAGCTATGAAGTTCCAACACCAAACACTGTTGAGTTGCAAGTAGACAAAGGTTATTACTTTGGCGTAAACGTTTCTGACGTTCTTGAGTACCAAGCTCAGCCTAACTTGATGGACATTTTCACAACTGACGCTGCTAATCAAATGAAGATTGCCGTTGACCGTGAATGTTTCTTGAACGTTATGGCTTCTGGTAATGGCCCCGATGCAGCCAACGTTGGTGCTACAGCTGGTGTATTGAGCGGTAGTTATGCCCTCGGTACAGACGCTAGCCCTGTTGACTTGACAACAACTGTTGATACTGTTTTAACAACTATCACAGCCATGGGTTCAGTTCTTGATGAGCAAAACGTTCCTGAGACAGACCGTTTTATCGTTATTACCCCCATTGAGCGTCAAGCATTGATGTCTTCTAAGCTTGCTCAAGCTTATGTTACTGGTGACTCTGAGTCTATCCTCCGTAACGGTAAGATTGGCCGCATTGATCGTTTCGACATCTATGTGTCTAACTTGTTGCCTAAAGCTGCTGTGAACCAAGATTACTTCGGTAATACTGCTTCTAGCGTGCCAAAGCGTCACGTTATTATGGCTGGCCACAAGTCTGCATTGACTTTTGCATCTCAAATCAACAAAGTTGAGTCTATTCCTAACCCCAATGATTTCGGTACTTTGGTTCGCGGTTTGGTTATTTATGGTCGCAAGAACGTAAAGAACACAGCGCTTACTTACGCTATCGTTAAAAACTAATTAAGCCCCCTACGGGGGGTTTTCCTTTTTTATTTTTGGAGATTTATCATGGCAAATTCAGTACAAATTGGTCAAAGCGTTGGTGGTATCGAGGGAGCTACAACTGCTATTGCAGGCGTAGGTACAGCACAGTCTGGTGCAGCGGCTCTTCCTGGCGCAATTAACATTGTTTCAGCAGCTTCTGGTCAAACAGCTTTTGTTTTACCTTCTAACTACCCTTTAAATTGCCCTTTGTATATCATCAACACGAGTGCAGTTGCAGGAGTAGTATTCCCAGCTTCTGGTGGTTCTATCAATGGCGGTTCAGCCAATGCTTCTAAAGCGTTGTCTGCTAATGACACATCAGTTTTCATTCAGTACGGCACAAATCTATGGGGTTCCGCACTCGGAGCTTAATAGTAAAAGAGCCCCCACGGGGGCTCTTCTTGTGTTAACATTTAGCTACTTTTTATCCGAGGTAGAAGTATGGCCAGCCTATTAGTCAGTCAACTCATAACAAATGTTTCCATTCTTTTGCAAGACACAACAAATGTTCGTTGGTCGCAAACTGAACTATTGAGTTGGATGAACGATGGGCAACGTGAAATTGCTTTGTACAAGCCCAACGCGTTTGTAAAAAGTGTTGCTTTTCCATTGACTGCAGGAACAAAACAAACAGTTCCCGCTGATTGTGTTTCTTTAATTGATGTTGTACGAAATTTAGGTTTTAGCGGTTCTACTCCAGGACGCGCTATTAGAACGGTATCCAGAGAAATTTTGGATGCACAAACACCTTATTGGCATACTGCCACACCAACAGCAGAAGTAATTCACTTTACTTATACGCCTCTTGATTTAAAACATTTTTATGTTTACCCGCCTCAAACTGGATCAAATCAAGTTGAAATAATTTATGTGGCTTCGCCAACGGATGCTACACTGACTTCTACAATTACGCTAGACGATATTTATATTACGGCCTTAATTGATTACACCTTGTATCGTGCCTATAGTAAAGACGCTGAGTACGCCGCTAACACCACTTTGGCAACGGCTTATTACCAAAACTTTACAGCTCTTGTACAAGGTAAAGCCGCATCTGAAATGGCTAGCAACCCAAATCAGTCTTTGGGATCATTTAATCCAAATGTTCCAGGGTCAACTAAATGATTTTAAGTACTCGTCCTTACACGGATTTTTTAACGTTTGTTTTACCGCTCGTACCAAATTGTTACGATGAGCAAGCTATTGCGGCTATTCGCAATACGTGTATTGATTTTTGTAGGGAGTCTTTGTTTTTACAACAGGACTTAGATTCCCTTTCAGTTAATGCAGGCCAGGGGACATACGACATTGATGTTCCAAATGGATATATCCTCGGTCAAATCTTAGGTATTTATTATTTAAGTAGAAGGCTTGAACGTAAAAGCCAAACCGAATTGGAAAAACTATACACGCGTAATTGGCAAGTTCTTCAGGGAACCCCTCAGGTTTATACACAGTTAAACCCAGACCAGATTACACTTGTTTATACCCCCGCAGAATCGGTTACAGCGGCTATTACAGGCCGTTTTTCCTATATTCCGACCCGTACATCTACCAGCATTGACGGTATGGTTTTTGAAAGGTTTTTAGACGTTATTGTTGATGGAGCAGCAAGTCGTTTGATGGCAACACCTAACCAGCCTTATTCCGATGCAAATGCGTCTATTGCCTATCAACGAGTATTTAGGGATGGATGTCAAAGAGCCTTGCGTTATACACGCGACGGCATGAATAACGCCCCAATGAGGGCACGATATAACAGGATTTGGTGATGTCACAATATATCAAACTCGTTCAGGGCGATGTAAATAATCCCCAAGTTCAAGCAACTATTACGGATGATAATACCGGAGCGGTTGTCGATATTAACAATGCTTCATGTGTTTTAAAGTTTAGAGCCGCTGGTTCAACGACTTTAATTGATACTATCGCAGGAAATATTACCAATGCTTCCGGTGGAGTTGTTGTGTTTTCAATGAGCACATTGTCAATGTCGGGTGATGTTGGAGACTACGAAGGTCAGATCACTGTTACTTGGACATCCGGCCCTAGAGTTGGAAAACAATCTACCTACGCTGTATTGCGTTTTAGGTTGGGGGAAGGTTTCTAATGGCAAATACGTACTCGTACATTACTTTAAAAGCGCTGATAAACTCACCAACGTTGAATGCTACGACGACGTATCAATTGTTAACAGCAACTCTTATTACAGGCCATTTCATTGACTTTTTACATTTAGACGATGCGTTTAGTTTAAATGATTCTTCTGTAGTGTCTTTTGGAAAGTATCTTGATGACGTTTTTAGCGTTTCTGATTCTTCTATTCTAAGTACAGGAAAAACTTTAACGGATTCAATTACGTTAGCGGATGTTTTAGCCTTATTGACAAGTTTATCAAAAGCTGAGACAGTTACAGCGTCCGATGCCAAAACAATAGCGTTTACTGGAAGTCAAGCTGATGCCGTAACTGGTGCAGATTCCATAACCAGTATTGCGTTTACTAAATTTCTTGCGGATACTCTAACTTCTAGTGATGCTCTTGTTATTACTTCAGGTGAGTCAAAGCAAGATGCTGTGGCTATTGACGATATCGGTGCTCTTGACCATCCAGTCATGAATATTGGTAAAATTCTTGCAGATACAACAACTTCATCTGATTCAGGTGTTTTGTTTATCCAAAACTATAGCGACATCACGTATTTTTTAGAGGACTATGTCGGGATTTCCCGAACTTTTTAAGGAAACATTATGAACATGAACGAATCTTTGCAAGTTATCGGTAAGCTTCGCATAGTCATTACAGACGCTCAAGGCAATGTAAAAGACGATCGCCAAGTTAATAATACCGTTATGACTGTTGGCAAAACTTTTATTGCTTCTCGTATGGCTGGTGTTGCAAGTAACGTTATGAGTCACATGGCTATTGGTTCTGGAAGTACAAACCCAACCGATCCTGCTCAAACAACTTTGGCTACTGAACTTGGTAGAGTAGCTTTGGGTACATCAGGCGGCTCGCCTTCTTCCAATGTCGTTACCTACTCAGGAACCTTTGGCGCTGGTACTGGCACAGGATCAGTTACCGAAGCTGGTATTTTTAACGCATCAAGTGCGGGAACAATGCTTTGCCGAGTAGTTTTTGGGGTTGTAACTAAAGGTGCAAGCGATACAATGGCTATTACTTGGACTGTAACGGTGAACTAATCTATGAGTACAATTGTTACCCGATCTGGTAAAGGCTCTCCTCTAACAAATAACGAGGTAGATGCTAATTTTACAAACCTGAACACCGACAAAGTTCAGGTTACGGGTACGCCCACGACTGGGCAAGCAATTGTTTGGAATGGTTCAGCTTGGATTCCTGGGGCTAGTGCCACCTATCCTAGTGCTGGTATTGCTAACTCCACAGGGTCTGCGTGGGGCACGT